TTGCTAGTGGAGACCCAGTAAATGGCACAAATTTTATGGCAGAAAATATACCAAGTAGCACATATTTCTTTGGTACTTCACTATATCAAAATGGATACACAAGTGGAGTATGGAATTTTGGTCAAGACTCAAGTTTTGGTGGCACGGAAACTGCTACATCAAATTCAGATGTAAATGGCAATGGTACGTTTCATACAGCACCACCAACTGGCTATCTAGCATTATGTTCAGCTAATCTACCTGAACCAACCATAAGTCCTAATTCTACTACACAAGCTGATGACCATTTTCAAACAGTCCTTTATAATGGTAATGGTGGAACACAATCAATAACTGGAGTTGGGTTTCAACCTGATTGGATTTGGACAAAACAACGTAATGGTACTAATACACATGCTCTGTATGACTCAAGTCGTTCACCACCAAATGTACTTTATAGTTCCGAGACAAATGCTGAAGAAAACAATTCTGGGTATCTTAATCAAATTGATTCTGATGGATTTACACTTGGTAGTGCAGATTTAAGTAATAAAAATAGTGGAACTTATGTAGCTTGGAACTGGAAAGCAAATGGAACAACACCAACAAAAACTTATAAAGTAGTAGTTGTTTCAGATAGTGGCAATAAATATAGATTTAGAAATTCAGCAGATTCAGCAACTTTTGCTCAAAGTGCAGTAACTTTAGATTTGCAAGAGGGTGGCACATACATCTTTGATTGGAGCGACAGTTCTGCACAAGGACACCCTATAAGATTTTCAACAACATCAGATGGAACTCATGGTGGTGGTTCAGAATATACAACTGGTGTTGTAAAAGATGATAGTGCCTATAAAACCACAATAACAATAGCTAGTTCAGCACCAACTTTATATTACTATTGTGCAAACCATAGTGGCATGGGTGGTCAAGTAAATACAAATACTACATTTGGTTCTACAAACTTTGATGGCTCTATTTTATCAGTTTCTAATACAAATACAACTGCTGGGTTTAGTATTGTAACTTATACTGGTAATGCTACTGCTGGTGCAACAGTAGGGCATGGATTAGGTGCAGTGCCTAAATGGTATTTTGTGAAATCAAGAAGTTTAACTACTGGTTGGCCTGTTTATCATCACAAGCAAAGTTCTACACCTGAAGATGGATATCTATTGTTAAATCTTACTGATGCTTTCTACGATATTGTGGTTTGGAATGATACTGCACCAACATCGTCTGTATTTAGTCTTGGAGGGTCTGGTTACGCAGTAAACAATTCATCAGCTACATATATAGCTTATTGTTTTGCAGAGGTAGAAGGTTACTCAAAGTTTGGAAGTTATACTTCTAATAATTCATCAACAGATAATGCCTTTATTTATACAGGATTCCGTCCTGCATTTGTAATGGTAAAGATGACACCTTCAGCTACTGAATGGGTGTTGATGGATAATAAAAGAAGTTCTTCAAGTGGGGGAAATCCAATAGATTCAGGTTCATATCCAAATTATAATTATGCAGAATATACTAATGCAAATCATACTGATTTTTTAAGTAATGGTTTCAAAATTAGAGCTACAAGTGGTGTGGGTTACTTAACAAGAAATGTAGTTTACATGGCATTTGCTGAACAACCATTCAAATTTGCTAATGCAAGATAGGAGTAAATAATGGCTTATAAATATAAAGAAAGATACCTCAAAGTTGGTAAGGCATGGAAAGATGATGATGGTATACAACACCCATATAATTGGTCTAGCACATGGTCTGCTGATGATTTAAAAAGGTGGGGTGTTACTGTAGAAAAAGATGTTGATACTAGTTATGACAATAGATTTTACTGGGCAAAAGGTATTGAGAGAAAATTAGAAGATGAGAATGTAGTTGATGACGATGGCAAGGCAGTTATTGACCCTATAACTGGCAAACAACAAGTTCAAAGAGGTTTGAAATATCAATGGATAGAAAGAACTAAATCTACTGCTAATGGTTTACTGACTGCATCAGATTGGTATGTAACAAGAAAGTCTGAAACTGATACTGCTATTCCAAGTGACATATCCAAGTATAGAACAGATGTAAGAACTGCAACAAAAACAATAGAAGATAAAATAAATGCTTGTAGTAAATTGGCTGATTTTATCAAACTATTTGATACACCAGTTGATAAAAATGGCAAACCAACTGGTAATGCACCAATTTATGATTTTCCAAAAGAGATTTAAATGAGTAAACCATCAATACAAAGCATTAATTTAAAATTAGAAAAACATATTGCTGTTAGTGATGAAAGATTTATAGAATTGCTAAGTAGGGTTAAAAGGCTTGAACATATAATGATTGGTACATCAGGAACAGCAATTGTGATGCTGATAGGTTTATTAGTGAGGTAAAATTTGGTAGTTGCAGAAATTCTTACTGGTATTGCTCTAGTTCAAAAATCAGTGGAGTTTATAAAGAGCAACATCAGTACAGCAAAAGATATTAAAGACATAGCTAAGCAAATTGATGGGTTCTTTGAAGGCGAAGAACAAATGAATAAGAAGCAAGGCAAGGGCATGGGGATTGCTCAACAATTTGGCATTGAATCAACTGCATCAGATTTTATTGATAGAAAGTTATTAGAGGAACAAAGATACGAATTAAAACTTTTAATTGATAATCGCTTTGGACATGGAACTTGGAATCAAATTCTTTCAGAAAGAGCCGATAAAATTAAACAAGCAAAAGAAGCACAAAGACAAGCTAAACTAGAAGCTAAAAAACAAAGAGAAGAAGTTTTTGAAGCAATAAAATGGGTAGCATTTACATTACTAGGAATAGGTGTATTTGTATTAGTGCTCGTAATGGGTTTAAAAGCTTTTGCAGATGGTAAAATGTATAATGCACCCAAAGATTATACTTACAGACAAAAGGTCTGGCAGGGTAAAATAGAGCCAAAGAAATATACTACTTGTAGACTTAAGAAAAGGCTTACATCTAAATATACAAATAAAAAAGCTTGTATATATGAGGGAAATAACAAAACTTATACTATGATGATTGAAGTATTTTGCCCTAGACAATTTAAATGTGAATATAAAACTCTTAATTCTAAAATGCCAGATATAGACAAAGTTATGGATAGTTTAAGGAGCATAAAAGATTGATTACTGCATTTCTTCTGCATTGCCTTATGCAACCTGCACAATTAAATGAAGCAAAAATTTATTTTAGGTCTATTGTAGATTGTACATACTATTCTGAAAAATTAAGTGGTCAAGTATTTATGTCAGAAGAGGGCAACCAAACTTATGAATGTATTTGCAAATTAGTTCCTAGTATTAACCCAAACAAAGTTAAGGTGTATTAATGCAAAAAAAATTACAAAAAGGCTCAATATTAGATGAATATGATTTAGATGGTGATAATGAAATTACAAACGAAGAATTACAAAGAGCCAAAGAAATTAAAGAAACTGAAACAAAATTAAGAAAAAATCTAGCACAATTAAGAATGGCAAGATATACTTTGATAGGTATGGGAGTATTTACAGTTGCTTTATTTTTTGTTCCTATAGAAAGAGTAAATGCTTTGAGTGATGTATCGAACTTGCTATATATTTCTGGCAGTTCAATAGTAGGTTTCTATATGGGTTCTAATGCTTATATGGCAAAGAATGGAGTTAAATAATGAATTTACAAGAATTGAAAGAACATATTGCTCAAGAAGAAGGCTTAAAATATGAAATTTACCGATGCAGTGAAGGTTACCCAACTGCAGGGATAGGACATTTGATTACAGAATGGGACAATGATTATTATGGAAAACCAATAGGAACAGAGGTTTCAAAAGAGCAAGTTGATGTCTGGTTTGAAAAAGATTTAAATGTTGCAATTAGCGATATGGAAAAATTTACAGAAGGCATGAATGTTGATGAAAATGTTAAAGAATGTGTAACTCACATGGTATTTCAATTAGGTTTACCCAGACTAAATAAATTTAAAAAATTCAAACAGGCTTTATTAGATAACGATATAAATGCTGCACAAGCCGAGATGAAAGATAGTTTGTGGTATAGGCAAACAACAAATAGAGCAGAAAGATTAATTGAAAAGTTAGGGAAAAGTGCATGATAGCTAGTTTATTACCAGTTGCATCAAAATTATTAGGCAAGTTTATTGAGGATAAAGACACCAAAAACAAACTTGCACATGATATAGCCACCATGGCAGAGAAACATGCTCAGGCTTTAGCTATGGAGCAGATAAAGGTAAATCAAGAAGAAGCAAAAGGGAATTGGTTTCAATCGTCATGGCGACCATTAATAGGTTGGATATGTGGTTTATCTCTTGCAATAAATTATATGGTTAGTCCAATATTAGCAGGGTTTGGAATAATCATACCTCAAGCTGATATGTCGGTAATGATGCCCCTTTTATTTGGAATGCTAGGAATTTCTGGATTGAGAAGTTTTGACAAGTATAAAAAAACGGATACAAAAAAATGACAAAATTTTACATGAAGCTATACGACTTATTTACAAGCATAGCCAATTATTTTTGGAAAAAAGCATTGCAACCAAAAAAAGAAAGGGTTTATTATGGCACTAACACAAAAACAAAAAAAGTTACCAAAAGCACTTCAAGAAGCAATTCTAAAAAGTCAAAAAAAAGGTAAAAAGAAAAAGAAAGGAAAAAAATAATGCCATATCATACTGGAAAAGGTGCTCATTCAAAGGGCATGAAGAAAAAGAAAAAAAACAAAAGAATGAAGATGAAGAAGAAAAAGTAAATGGTTCTAGTAAAATCAATCAAAAAATTTACAACAAAACTTAATAAAACTCAGAAAAAAGCTATGAATAAACATGCTAGGCATCATTCTTTAAAACATATGAAACAGATGGCAAAAGACCTAGAAGATGGAAAAACTTTTGGTCAAGCACATACAAGAGCGCTGAGAAAAGTCGGTAAATGATAGGTTTTACAACATCTACAACAATTTCTGAACTGATAAACAAAAGGCCTTTAAAGAAAAGAAAAGGTCGCAGAAGATATAAGATGCCCATTAAGGGCGATTTAAGGGCTGTACAGAAGATTTTAAAATTGAAAGGTAGGAAATAAGGTATTAAATTTTAACATCGCATAGGAATGTATTTTTCAACAATTCCTCTCACTTGTTCAATACATTCATTCAAACCCCCTTGTACGATAAAATGTGGTGTTCCTAGACTTTCAGACTGTACAGCCCACAATTTCTGTGAATCAGATAACCGACCTTTTTTGGTTTTTAATTCAATATATAAAATTTTGCCTTGGGGATATTCAATAATTATATCTGGGCAACCAGACTTCAAACCCATTCGTTTCATTCGATTATGTAACCAAATAGACCTCTTTCCCTCGTTAGGTACGTGAAAATGCCTAAATGTATATGTATTTGATAGAAATGTAAGATAATCGTTACAAGCGATTTGTATGTCTGC